AGGCCACGAATTTAAGGTTCGCATTCCATTGACTGCTGAAATGACAGCCTTGCAAGAGCGTATTGCAAAGGTTGACGAAAGCAAACTTCAAGCCAAGTTTGAAGAAATGACCAAAGAGCTTCGTGAAGCGCCTCCTGCTGGTGTTGAAGTCACGGAGAACGATGTCATCATTGAAGGCAAATCCACCCGTGAATTAGCGAATGCTGTTCTAATGATGGAAAGCCGAGTGGTTGAGTACATCCGATTGTTGATTCCTGTAAATGGCACGTTGGACGACATCACCTACGCAGAGATTGAGGAAGAATGGCCTCTGTCGGTGCAAATGGAGATTGTTGAGCCAGTCAATGAGGCAATCCAGCCGGGCTACAAGGACACTCGAAAAAACTCCTAAGGGATAACCGTCAGCAAGCCCGAGCGTATGTTTGGGCGCATGGTGGTTGTCCCGACAACATACCATCGAATGAGATGCAGAACATTGAGATTATGTTCAGTGACGGAATCATAGGAAATAAGGCCATTTTGTTGGCCTTGAGTACCTTGACCACTGGCAACCTCAATGCGAAGCTAAAACAGGGTGTTCCGCCTTTCACGATGAATCATGTGCTGCCATCGGCGCATGAGTACATCATTCCTCCATTGAGTGAGGAGGAGCAGCAAGAACAAGCCAACAATGCTCTCAAGGCATTTATGGCTTCTGCTCCAAAGGCTCCACCTAAAGTTACAGGGGCAGTGCAATGACACAAATCTTCAAGGCAGAGGGATTCGAGGAGCTTGAACAGCAACTCCTAGAACTTGCAGAGGGGTTCCGTGGCGACTTGGTGATGCGAAATACCGTTACCAAGGCCATAAATGCCGCTTTGCAGCCTGTCTTGGCTGATGTCATTTCCAGAGCGCCATACGATGAAAGCAACGCTGGCCCAATCCATTTGAGAGATACAGCCAGACTTCACGCCAGAATCCCTACGGCTGGCGATAGGAAGTCTGAGTATGTGTCTGAAACCGATGCCGTGATTGGCGTTGTTTCGGTCAAAAAGAGCGCCGTTTCCCTCTCTCAAGAGTTTGGCAACGCCAGAACCGCAGCTCAACCTTTCTTGCGTATTTCGTTAGAAAGTAACCGCGACAATATCATCAACACATTAAAATCGGAGCTGGCTGTGAGCATCCCTGCTTACGCGAAAAAGTTAGCCAAACGGAAGATTTGATATGGCATCACAAAACATTGCTCGACTTGGTATTGTCCTTGGCTTGGACTCTGGTGAACTCGTCACCAAGATTACCGAAGCTCAACAGAAATTCAGCAAGTTCAAGTCTCAAATCAAGCGTGACAGTGAAGATGCCGCCAAAGAAATTGTGCGCCTTGAAATGGCAACGCGCAACTATGGCAAGACGCTTACAGAGGTTGAAAAGGTCGAGGAGCAAATTCGACTTGGAAAATTTAAGCACCAGCCAGAAATCATCATCAACAGCTTAAAGGCTCAAGCCGCAGCATACGACAAGGTTGCTGCCGCAGCGAAAGCCGCAGAGCAAGCCAAGATGGGTAAGTCTGGCGGAATGACTGCTCAACAACAAGCCGCGCTTGGCTACCAAACCACTGACATTATTACCAGCTTGGCTGGTGGTCAAAACCCATTGATGGTCATGCTGCAACAGGGTGGTCAATTGCGCGACCAATTTGGCGGCTTCAAGCCATTGTTCGCTGGTATTGCTTCTGCAATCACGCCAATGATGGTTGGATTAACAGGAGCTGCCGCCGCTGTTGGTGGGCTTACTCTTGCCATGTATAAAGGCGCTCAAGAAAGTGAAAAGTTCCACAACACTATGATTTTGACTGGCAAGTTTGCTGGCATCACAGAGGGGCAGTTCAACAACCTTTCTATGGCTATCAAGCGAGACTTTGGCGGAAGCATTGGAACTGCCCGTGAAGTCATGGACACTTTGGTGTCTTCTGGTCAATTCACTGGTCAAGCACTTTACTCAGTTGGCGCGGCCATCACAAAGATTGCAAGCCTTTCTGGTGAAGCCGCATCTGACGTAGCCAAGAATCTGATTCCAGCATTGGATGGCTCCGCATCGTCTGCTGCAAACCTGAACAAGCAATATCACTTCTTGACATTCGCTCAATACAAACAGATTGAGACATTGAATGAGCAAGGCAAAATCCAAGAGGCAATTCGCTTTACTGCTGACGCATTAACAGAAAGCCTAACTAAGCAAGAACAGCGTGTTGGCTATTTAGAGAAGGCTTGGAAGTTCCTGAAAAATGGAATGAGCGATACTGTTGACTGGATGAAAAGCCTTGGCCGTGATGAAACGCCAATGGAAAAGATGCTCAAGTCTGCCGAGAAATACGCGCAGTACGCAAAGGACAAGCGTGGAGGCGGCGCTAATTCCAAGGTGGCGCGCGATGCCTTGGCTGATTACGAGAAGTACGCCGCACAGGTGGGCGAGGCCGCTAAAAAGGCAGAAGACGAGTCTGTGGCAAAAGCCAAAGAAGCTGAACGAATCAAACTTGAGGAGCGTATCGGTGGCAATCGTAAATACCGTGACATCCAGAAGCAAATTGATGACGCTGCCGCAGAAGCCAACTACCAACGCGAGGCTTATGGTCTTCAAAAGTTCGCGCAACTTGAAAAGCAAGCCGCCTTTGATGTCGCAAAAGCCAAAAACGAGCAAGAGCGTTTGATTGCTGACGAAGGTGGCGCTACTCGCGTACAGCGAATGAAGTTGTTTGCTGAACAGGAAACGGCAATCAATGAAAAGCTGGCGCGTGACAAAGAAGACCTATACAAAGAATCTCGCAAAAAGTTTGATGACTTGGCTAAGACTGAGGAAGACTCAATCAATAAAGAGCGTGAGCGCCTTCAAGTCTACAAAGAGAATATTCTTGCAAGTCAGCAAGACTTGGACATTGCTTTGTCACGCTTGAAGACCCAACAGGATTTGGTGAATTTAAGCAAGCAAGAGAACATGAAAGACGCAGACCGCGCTATTGCAGAGTCTCGCATTCAGTACCTTGATAAGCAACGCGAAGCAGTCATCATGCAGCGCGAGGAATTGAAGCGGCTCCAAGATATGAATCAATCCGTGTTTAACAACATGGGTAACGCTATTGACAACTTTGTTCGCACTGGCAAGCTGTCGTTCAAAGACTTGACTCGCAGCATCATTCAAGACCTCATCTCGATTGCAATGAGAGCGCAGATGATGGCAATGTTTAAGGGATTTAGTTTCTTTGGGCCTTCCGCTGGAGCAGGAGGAGCTAACTACTCTTTAACTTCCGGTCAAAACATGGGTGGTCTTGGCTTAAAAGCTCCCGGATTTCAAGCTAATGGCGGAGATGTTTCTGGCGGTATGCCTTACTATGTTGGTGAACAAGGGCCAGAATTGTTTGTGCCACAAGGCGCAGGCACAATCATGCCAAACAAGATGCTTGGCGCTATGTCAAACAATCAACCTCAAGTTGTTTACAACGGCCCATACATTGCCAACATGAGCGCAATTGATACGCAGTCTGCCACTCAATTCTTGGCAAAGAACAAACAGACAATTTGGGCTGTCAATCAGTCTGCCCAACGGTCTTTACCAGTGAGCAAGTAACATGAGTCTGCAAACAATTCTTTCAATCAGCGAATCGGTTGGCATCAATGACCAACGCTTTGTTGGTCAAACAATTAGCCGAAACCAAAAAATCACAACGTCCGAAGTTTTGACGGTCGTGCCTTTTGCGTTTGAACTCAAACCAATGAACTACCTTCTGTATTCACAGAATCGCGGAGTTCTTAATAGTTTGCGTATTCCTGATAAGGCGCTGACTCAGTACATCAACTTTGGCTCAACTGGTTGGGTTAGCTATATCCAATACCAAGGCGACATGACACCAATTCAGATTGGTAACTGCCAGTGGCAGACATCAAGCGCAAACAAGAATTTGGTGCTTGGCTCATTGCCGTCAATCTCTAGTTCAAAATATTTGTTCAGAGCTGGTGATTTTGTCCAAGTTGGCCTGTATTCGTACATTGTCACTGCTGACGTTACAAGAGGCTCAACTACAACCGCTAACGTGCCTGTTCATCGCAGCTTAATTGATGCACTGACAACAACTGTTGCCTGCGTTGCTGGCGAGTTTGGCACTACGGTATCAATGGGTGGCGATACATATACTGGCGTGACATTCCCTGTTGTGCTTCGCGACTACCCAACATACACTTTGACACCAATCACAAACGACTCCTTCATAAATTGGAGCGGTTCGTTTAAAGCATTTGAAAGTGTCTTATGAACATCATCGCTCCTGTTGATGGTACAAGCAGCATTCGTCTTGCCGACTTTCTCCGTGTAAACACTGGAGGCGACATCTATCGTTTCACCACAGCGCCTTCGGACACTTTGGTTCCTGCTGTTGACTCAACGGCTTTTAGTGCAGTGGGTACATTGATGAAGGTTGGCGATGTCCAGCGCGACATCAAGAGTACAGCCAACGAAACAACAGTCACATTGGTCGGTATTGATACCGCCATGTTGGGTTGGGTACTTGGTCAAACTGTAAAAGGCTCACAGATTGAGATGTGGCATGGCTTTTACAACGAAGACAACGAGTTGATTACAAGCGGCGGCACTGGCGGTTTGTATCAGTTTTTTAGTGGTGTCATCACATCATTCACTATTTCTGAAACATGGATGGAGGAGGCCCGTGGTTATGTTGGAACAATCACGATTGCCGCATCTGCCATTCAATTGATTTTGCAAAATAGGATTGCTGGTCGATACACAAACAACAACTCATGGCAGTTTTTCAATAACGGCGACACATCCATGAATCGCGTGAACTTTATTGAGACGATTAACTACCAATTTGGCAAAAACGCATGATTGTTCGTAGAGCGACCCCATTTGATGTGCCTGTCCTTTTGGATATGCTTCGTCGATATAGGAAGTTGACTCCTTTGGCTTTTCTTGCGGAAGCTGATGATGCTGAATATGTGACAAGACTTTTGACTGAGATGATGGCGGGAAAAGGTGTTGTCCTTGTTGTTGACAATGATGGCATTGTTGGTATGTTGCTTGCTTCAATCTCCCCAAGCATTTGGTCGCCAAAACACCTTTTGATGACAGAGTTGGCTTATTGGGTTGAGCCTGAGTCCCGTGGTGGAACGGCTGGATATAGGCTTCTTGCTGAGTACAAGAAAATAGGTGAACAAATGAAGGCTGAAAAGCGCATCTGTAATTTCTTAATCAGTAAAATGAGCAATAGCCCGAACTTGCAGTACCAGAAGTTCGGATTCGACAAACTAGAAGAATTTTGGGTGGCCTAATATGCCGGGTTCAATTATTGCAGCTCAAGTGCTAGGAATGACTGTTGGTACTTTTGCGTTTGCGGCAACAGCATTTGCAATCAACATGGTTGCCGCCTCAATTATTTCCAAGGCGTTTGGGCCAGATGCGCCAAACACAAATGATGCAACCTCAAATCCCGGCAGTCGCCCACAGATTGCCCCTGCTGGCGACAACAAGGTTCCTGTTGTGTATGGCTCCGCCTATCTTGGTGGAATTATTACAGACTTGAGCATTACGTCTGATAATCAAAAGCTGTTTTATGTCTTGACGCTTGCGGAAGTGACAAACACAGAAACAGGCGGAACTCCTGATACATACACATTTGGAAATGTGTATTGGGGTGGCAAGAAATGTGTTTTTGATGGAACCGACCAGTACAAAGTTGTTGGTTTATTGGATGAGTCAACTGGCGTAACAGATGAAACAGTAAGCGGGAAGATGAACATTTACTTGTTCAAAAACGGCTCACCATCTGGTGTGAACACCTCATTGTCTGCTATTGAGGTAATGAATGCGTCTGGCCTTGTCTACACATGGGACTCGACCAAATTGATGAGCAATGTTGCGTTTGCAATCATTGAGTTGACCTACAACGCTCAAGCAAACATTACTGGCATTCAGCAAACAAAGTTCCAACTTACAAACAGCCGCTACAAGCCCGGCGATTGTTTCAGCGACTATTGGCAATCTCAACGCTACGGCGCTGGCCTTTCTTTGTCCGAAATTAACACTGATTCATTGGCTGCTCTAAACGCATATTGTGATGGGAGTTTTCCGTACACACTATCTGGCGGAGGAATCGCCACCCAAGCAAGATTTAGATTTGATGGCGTATTGGAAACATCCAACACCATTATGACCAATATGCAGTCAATGGCATCTTGCTGCGATTGTTTGATTAAGTACAACCAGATTGAAGGCAAATGGGGGGTCATCGTTCAAAAACCGAGCTACACGGTAGTTATGGACATCAATGACTCCAACATGGTTTCCGCAATTCAAGTGTCTCCAATTGACCTTGCATCAAGCTACAACATTGCCGAAGTAAAGTTCCCCGATGGAACGGCAAAAGACAGCTTTAATACTTCGACTTTTGACTTGGCGGAAATTAACCCATCTTTGCTTTACCCAAATGAGCCAATCAACAAACAAACAATCAGCTTGCCATTGGTGAACGACAGTGTTCGCGCTCAATATCTTGCAAACAGATTTTTAGAGTCTGCCCGTGAGGATTTGCAAATCAAGGTTGACATTAACTTTTCTGGCATCCAATTGGATGCTGGCGATGTTGTTACATTGACAAACGCCAACTATGGTTGGGATGCAAAGTTATTTAGAGTATCTCAAATCGTCGAAAAGTTTAGCGATGACGGACAAGTGACTGCCTCTTTGTCTTTGATGGAGTTCAATGCTCAAATATACGACGACAAAGACATCACTCAGTTCACTCCTTCCCCCAATACTGGCATCGGCTCTCCTTTGGGTTTCGGAGTTCTGTATGCGCCAACAGTCACAAACATTCAGTCGTCATCTCCAGTCCCATCATTTGATGTTTCTGTAAGGGCGGCAAGCAATGGCATTGTTCAATACGCAGAGGTTTACTACTCGGCTTACGCATCACCAAGCCTGTCTCAGCGTTTCTTTGTTGGCACAACCGCCGTAAACCCCGGCGGTAATCCATACACTCCTGCTGCGTTGATGGGTTCCGTGACTTTGAGTAACATCCCTCAAGGTGATTGGTACTTTGCTGTCAAGTATGTCAACTCGCTTGGCTCAAGTGATTTCTCCGCATCGTCTGCTGTTTTCAAGTGGCGACCATTGACGTTCCAATTTGGCAAGCGATGGTTGGCAGTTGCATACGCTGATAACGCTACTGGCACAAGCGGATTCAGTTACGACCCTCGCGGCAAGGCTTATTTCGGCATCTATAACAACGACACCGCAAACGGCGGCACAGACCCTACGCTATACACATGGTACGAGTCTGCGGGGTTTGGCGCTGCCAACTATTTGCTTTATGCAAACCGTCAAAACCGCAAGTTTAGTTTTGCTGTTGGTAATGCTGGCTATGTCAACCTTGGCGGCGCATTTGTCCCATCCAATACATCCGTCTACGACTCAACACAATGGTCTGCTCTGCTTGACCCTGTAAGCGGTATTCAAAGTTTTATCGACTTGGATGTTCGCACTGGTCAACTCACAATTGCTGGAGCTACTGGCAACAACGTGAACGATGGCTTCCTTGCTGTGACAAACAACACAGACGGTTCAATGAAGGTCAACTTGCATGACTTCTTAAACTTTGGTGCTGGTGTTTACTCAAAGTCATTCACTGCTGCAACTTTGACTGTTGACGTTTACGGTCGCGTGATTGGTTTTTCTGAGGCTGATAACTTCTATTACACCGAGCAAGTTTTTGATGCGACATCTGGACAAACAAGTTTTAGCTTCACCCACACCGTAGGCTGGATTTTGGTGTTCCGTGATGGCGCATTACTTGACCCCTCCGAGTACACAGAGACTAGCACAACTGTTGTGATGAACACCGCTTGCGCCGTGAACGAAAAGATTGTTCTCATCTATATGCGAGGCAACAGCACCGCAGAATACTATGAGCCTCTAAACATCACCATTGACACAAGCGGCTCAAACACAGTCACCTACTCAGAATTGCCTTGGAACCAAGTTCAGGCTGGTGACCAAATTGCATTTGCAAATACAGGCTCTCCAACCCTTTACACGGTTTCAACAGTCAACCAATCAACCAAGGTCATCACATTTACAACAACAATTTCTGGTGCTACCGCTGGCTTGCCGTTGTATCGTTATCGCGCTGCTGGCTCTGACTATGCACCATTTACTCGCTATGACCAAGATGTAGTGGGAATCACAAGTTTCCTGCCGACTGAGTATGAAATCAGGAACGGTTTTGAGTTCTTGTTTGTGAACGGCGTTCAAATTAGCGAGATTGACTATGACATCAACCCATCAACCAATGAAATTGGCGGCTTCCCATCGCCATTGACAGGTCGATTGAGTGTGATTCAGTTCACCCCAAATAACTTGGCAGTCCCTGCGAGTAACATTTCAAACACCCCAACTTACTCTGTAAGCGGTCAAGCGACATATCCATTTAACAGCAATCCGCTGTCAATGGAGGTCTATGCAAACGGCTGTTTATTGGCAAAAACTTACGACTACAACGCCTATGCCGCAAGTTGGGTATTGACCACGCCTTTCGGTAATAATGACACCTTGCTTAATCAGCAAACTTTTGCGAGAATGGGCGCTGCCTAAAGGAAAAACATGACTCAGGCTTTCAACCTTTCACAACTAGCAAACAACCTCAATTCATCTGGTCAACTTGATGCAACAGATGGATTGACAAACGCTGTTCCTGTCGCCAATGGAGGCACTGGTGCAAGTACTGCGTCTGCCGCCCAAGTCAACCTTGATGTTCCCGCAACAGACGGCACAGGGGCCACAGGCGAGTGGCCTATTGATATTTCTGGAAATGCCGCAACCGCAACTGCGGCAACTGCTTTTTCTACTACAAATTGGACTATTGAGCAGTCTGGTTTGAATCTTGTTTTTAAATACAATGGTGTCTCTGTTGCTGAAATTGACAACGTTGGCATCATTACATCAATGCCGTAAGGAGAAATAAATGGCTTCAAGTCTTAACGGAACAGGTGTCACGTTTAGTGACTCTACATCTCAAGCTACCGCATTTCTTGGTTCTAAAGGCCAAGTCTTCACATCCAACGGCACGTTCACAATCCCTACTGGTGTAACCGCAGTCAAGGTCACTGTTGTTGGCGGAGGCGGCGGTGGTGGAGGAACAGGAGGCTCGTACACAAATAGTAGTTCTGGTGGTGGCGGTGGCGGTGCTGCAATTTCTTACTTAACTGGGTTGACCTCGGGGGCAACATTGGCTGTCACTGTAGGCAATGGAGGCTCTGCTGGTAATACATCCCCGACCAATGGTGGTTCAGGCGGAACATCAAGTGTTGCATCTGGTACGCAGTCCATCTCAACTATTTCGGCGACCGGTGGGTCAGGAGGTGTTCAGACCAGCAGCGCCAACACTTCGGCTGGTGGTGTTGGCGGGATTGGCTCTGGTGGAAGCATGAACATAGCTGGTAGCGGTGGTGGGTCTGCTATGGCCGATAGCTCAACCTATATCATCATAGGCGGTTTTGGTGGGTCATCTATTTTTGGAGGCGGGGGGCGCGCTCCTGCCTATAACTCTGCCGGAATCGCCGGAAGAGCTTATGGCGGCGGTGCTAGCGGTGCATCGAACGCTGGGGGAACGGCTCAAACTGGAGCTGCTGGCGCTGCTGGTGTTGTTGTTTTTGAATGGTGATGAATATGAAAGCACTTATTTCAACTATCGAATTTTGCGAATCAGGTTATCGTGTGGCCCAAGTCGAACAAGATGCAAATGTCTTTCCAGTGGCCGAAGGGCTGTTTTGGGTTGACTGCTCGGACGATGTGGCCGCCGACCAGTTTTGGTATGACCCAACCGAACAAAAAATTAATCCGATTCCGAAACCATCAATTGAACAAATTACGTTAGATTGAAATTTTTGAAGATGGAACAGTGTTTGTGAATGTGTTTGCCAAGGGCGAATATTGAGCCATTGATTTCTGTGACACGATAAAATAAGACATCCGTAGCCCCGTGAGTACATGGGGAGCGTCACAACCTGAGTTCAGGGAAATGTCAAATGGCACTCTTTTCGCAAAACACCCTTACGCAAGTAAGCGGTTTCGATAACCCCATCATTGCTGGTGAATTGGTGTGGGAACAAAAAACATATTGGAACCTTACATTAAGGTCTGGTTCTACTCCAGTTAATTTGACTGGCGTTGACATTGACGCACAAATTGTTCGTCGCACAGTCACAAACCTAACAGACACTCGTAATGGATTGACTTTTGATGTTGGCAATTACAGCCCAACACCAACTCCTGTCACCCTTTCCATTGCAAACAGAAATGATGCCGCTGGCTCTTTCACATTGCTGATTGACGATTCATCTTGGGATTTGATTTCAAGCGACCCTGAGTTGGACATAAATGCTCAAGACCCCGTGTGCTTCACAGGACGCATCAAGATGGGCTTTCCCGCATCCTCTCCAACCCCCGCAGAAGACAACATCATTTTCTTGATGTTCTTGGTTCGTTCTGACGGCGTTGTGGTTGTTTAAGGGGTAAGACATGGCAAACATTTCAGTCACAGTTGAAGATGCAAACAACATCATCCTTGAACTCATCCCTGTTCCAACTCAAACCATCACGATTGACCGTGGCGTTGCTGGCGTTGGCATTGAATCCATCATTGTTGTAACGATTGACGGCGACCAATACCTTCAAATTGAATTTACAAACGGAACAAC